TTCCGATCTCCTCGATGAGCTTGCCGGCGCTGACACCCACTGAGGTTTACGACCAGGCCTTCCGCGCCGGCTTGCGGCCAGACCCGCTGCTCACCGTGTCGGAGTGGGCCGACCGCTACCGGCGGCTGTCGGGCAAGTCGGCCAGCGAGCCGGGGCCGTACCGGACCGAGCGCACGCCCTACCTGCGCGAGATCATGGATGCCCTGTCGCCGCTGGCGCCCGTTGAGCGCGTGGTGGTGATGAAGGGCGCCCAGCTTGGATTTACCGAAGCTGCGAACAACTGGGTCGGGTATGTGATCCACAAGTCGCCGGGGCCGATGATGGTCGTGCAGCCGACCGTCGAGATGGCCAAGCGGAATTCGAAGCAGCGCATCGATCCGCTGATTCAGGAAAGCGAAGCGCTGCGGGAACTGGTCCGCAGCCCGCGCTCGCGGGACTCGGGCAACACGGTTCTGTCGAAGGAGTTTCCCGGCGGCGTGCTGGTGATGACGGGCGCGAACAGCGCCGTCGGCCTGCGCTCGATGTCGGCGCGGTACCTGTTTCTGGATGAGATCGACGCCTATCCGAATGATGTGGACGGTGAGGGCGATCCGATCAACCTGGCCTACGCACGCACGAACACGTTCGCGCGGCGGAAGGTCTTCCTGGTCTCGACGCCACTGGTTACGGGATCGAGCCGGATCGAGGCGGCGTTCGCCGAGAGCGATCAGCGGCGGTACTGGCTCCCGTGTCCGCACTGTGGCGAGTTTCAAGTGCTGGAGTTTGAGCGGCTGCGGTGGCCGAAGGGCGAACCGCAGAAAGCGGCCTATCACTGCAAGGCGTGCGAGCAGCCGATCTTCAACCACCACAAGGCGTGGATGCTGCCGCGTGGCGAGTGGCGCCCGGAGGCGGCGGGCGATGGCCGGACCCGCGGGTATCACCTGTCGAGCCTGTACAGCCCGGTGGGCTGGTACGCGTGGGAGCGCGCGGCGGAGGATTGGGAGAAGGCCCAGAAGGACGTCGAACGGCTGAAGTCGTTTATCAATCTGGTGCTGGGCGAATCGTGGCAGGAGCGTGGCGAGGCTCCGGATTGGCAGCCGATCTACGAGCGGCGGGAGGACTACCGGATCGGCACGGTGCCCGAGGGCGGGTTGTTTCTCACCGCCGGCGCGGACGTGCAAAAGGACCGCATCGAGGTGGAGGTGGTGGCCTGGGGGCGCGGCAAGGAGAACTGGTCCGTCGATTACCGCGTGCTGATGGGCGACATCGCCGAGGGGGCGGTGTGGCGGGATCTGGATGAACTGCTGGACACCGAGTTTGGCGGGCTGCCGATCCGGGTGCTGTGCATTGATTCGGGCTACAACCCGCAAATCGTCTACGACTGGGCGCGCCGGCATCCACAGGCGTCGTGGGGTCCGGCAGGCGCGCGGGCGTCGCACCCGCGCACAGTGGTGGCGGTCAAGGGCACCCCGCGCAGTGACCGGCTGATCGTGAATGCAAGCGTAGCCGATGCGGCGAGCAAGCGCCGGGCGGTGCGGGTGTGGACACTCGGAACGCCGGTGGCGAAGTCGCAACTCTACAGCTGGCTCCGGCTGGCGAAGCCGACCGAGGAAAGCGGCGAGAGGTATCCAGCCGGCTTTGCCCATTTCCCGCGCTACGAGGAAGAGTACTTCCGGCAATTGACGGCGGAGAGCCTGGTCAAGGGCACATGGGTGAAGGACCCGAACCGGCGCAACGAGGCGCTGGACTGCCGGGTGTACGCGCGCGCGGCGGCGGCCATCTATGGGATCGACCGGTTTACCGAGCGGCACTGGCGGGAGTTGGAGGCGGCGCGGCCCCGAGTGGAAGCCGAGCCTGAGCCGGAAGCGGCTCCACCTCGGACGGTGCGGCGCCCCGTGGTGCGTTCGAACTGGATGCGGAACTGAAATGGCCTACACCCAAACGCAACTCGAAGCGCTGGAGGCGGCGCTGGCGAGCGGCACGCTGCGCGTGTCGTTCGAGGGCCGGAGCCTCGAGTACCGCAGCGTGGATGAACTCAAGAAGGCGATTGCCGAAGTAAAAGCGGCGATGGCGGCGGCGGATCCGGCTCGGCCACGGACCCGGGTGATCCGGGTCTACACGACGAAGGGTTTCTGAGCAGATGAGCTATTTCCGGAACCTGATGCGGGCGGCATTCTCGCCCCTGCTGGGCCTGTCGGCGGGCTACGAGGCCGCAGCGCAGACGCGGCGCACGCAGGGCTGGAATCCCTCGACCGACGGCGTCAATGCCCTGATCACCGGCGGTGGCGACGCGCTGCGGTCCCGCTCCCGCGACATGGTGCGGCGGAACGCCTGGGCCAGCAACGCTGTCGAGAGCTTTGTGGCCAACTGCGTCGGTACGGGGATCAAGCCGCAGTCGAAGCATCCCGATCCGGCGGTGAAGAAGCGGCTGCAGGAGATGTGGCTGCGCTGGACCGATGAAGCTGATGCGGCCGGGTTGACTGATTTTTATGGCCTCCAGGCGCTGGTCTGCCGCTCGACGATGGAAGCGGGCGAGTGCATTGTGCGGGTCCGGCCCCGGCGACCGGAGGACGGGCTGGTCGTGCCGCTCCAACTGCAGCTGCTCGAAGCCGAGCACCTGCCCACGGGCCGGAACGAGAATCTGAGCAACGGGCATGTGATCCGCGCGGGAATCGAGTTTGACCGGATCGGCCGTCGCGCGGCTTACCACCTCTACCGGGAGCATCCGGGCGAGAGGCTGATTTTTGCGCAGGCGGGGGAGACGACGCGCGTGGTGTCGAAATCGGTGCTGCACGTCTATAAGCCCCTGCGCCCGGGCCAGCATCGGGGCCAGCCCTGGCTCACCCAGGTGCTGGTGAAACTCCACGAGCTTGACCAGTACGACGACGCCGAACTGGTACGGAAGAAGCTGGCGGCAATGTTTGCGGCCTTCATCATCGAGAACAACCCCGATGATCCGGTGATCGGCAACAAGCCCGGTGAAGAGCAGAAGGATGCGTCCGGCGCGCCGCTGGCCGGCCTCGAACCCGGCTCGATGGTGAAACTGCTGCCGGGTGAGGATGTGAAGTTCTCGGAGCCCGGCGATGTCGGCGGCATGTACTCGGAGTTCATGCGCGTGCAGCTGCGCGCGATTGCGGCCGGGTTGGGGATCACCTACGAGCAGCTGACCGGGGATCTCGAACGCGTCAACTACTCCTCGATCCGCGCCGGGCTGCTCGAGTTCCGCCGCCGCTGCGAGCAGTTTCAGCACCAGGTGATGGTGTATCAGTTCTGCCGCCCGGTGTGGCGGGCCTGGATCGAAGCCTCCGTGCTGGCCGGCGTGATCAGCGCGCGGGACTACCGGCAGAACCGCGAAGCCTATCTCGACGTCGAATGGCGCCCGCCGTCCTGGGCGTGGGTCGATCCGCTGAAGGACATGAACGCCGAGGTCGTGGCTGTGCGCGCCGGATTCAAGCCCCGCAGCGCCGTGATCAACGAGATGGGCTACGACGAGGAAGACACCGACCGCCAGGCGGCCGCCGACAATGCCCGCGCTGATGCGCTGGGGCTGACCTTTGATTCCGATCCGCGGAAGACCAACACTAGCGGCCAGCGCAAGGCGGAGAGCGCAGAGCCGCCGCCCGCCGAGCCGGGAGAGGAGAAAGGCCCGAAATCATGAACACCCTTCCGCATCTTGCCACCCGTGTTTTCAACACGCCGCTGATGATCGAACAGCAGAAGCTGTCGGCGGTCCTGTCCGTGCTGGCCCCGCGAATGGGTCTGGCGGCACCGACCGTCGATGCCGCACTGCTGGCCGAACAGTGCAGCCGGCGGTCCTGTGCGGTCACCGAGAGCGGTGTCGCCGTCATCGAGGTCTTCGGCAGCCTGGTGAACCGTGCTTCCGGCATGGATGCCCAATCGGGCCTCACCTCGTATGAGCAGTTGTCGAACGAAGTGATCGAGGCAGCCACCGACCCCGCCGTGCGCGGCATCCTGCTGCGCGTCGACAGCTACGGCGGGGAGGCCGATGGCGCATTCGATCTCGCCGCGCTGATCGAGGAGGCGGGCAAGATCAAACCCGTCTGGGCCAGTGCCGACAGCCTGGCGTTGAGTGCCGGGTACCTGATCGCCTCGGCAGCCTCCCAGGTGTGGCTCACCCAGACCGCGCAGGTCGGCTCGGTCGGAGTCATCGCCATGCACCTCGACCAGAGCCAGGCGGACCAGGCACAGGGCATCAAGTACACCACCGTCTTCGCCGGGGACCGAAAGAACGATTTCAATCCGCACGAACCGCTGTCCGAGCAGGCCCACGAGGTGCTCCGCACGGATGTCGATCTGCTGTATGCCCGGTTCGTCGAGACGGTCGCTCGCCAGCGAGGTCTGAACGCTCAAGCCGTGCGCCGCACCCAGGCAGGCATTTTCCGCGGCGCCGACGCCGTGGCCATCGGTTTCGCGGATCGCGTCGGCACCTTCCATCAGGCCCTCGCCGCGATGTCCGCACAATTTCAATCCACGACTGGAGGTAAGCCCATGTCCGAACCCATGCAGGTGGCCACCGCGCCGCCCGCCATCCCGAATCCGGATCTCGCCGCCCTCGAAGCCGACGCCCACAAGCGCGGCTACGACGAAGCGGCCGAGATCGTCGAACTGTGTCATCTGGCGGGCCGCGTCACGCGGGCCACCGAGTTCATCGCTCGTGGCCTCAGTGCCACCGAAGCCCGCAAGGAACTGCTGGCGCTGCGCGCCGGCGAAGACAGCCAGGTGGACATCCGCTCCCATGTGCTGCCCGAGGCCTCGACGGGTGTGACCCAGAACATCGACGACAACCCGGTTGTCAAAGCCTGCGCCTCGCTCGGCGCGAAAGGAGGCGTGTAACCCATGCCTGTGCTCAACCAACCCAACCGCCTGGGCGACTGGCTCAAGTGGGAAGAAGTCAATCTGTTCAGCCGCGACGAGGTCGTGCTCGGCGCGGGCAATCTGGTGACCGGCGCGATCGTTGGCCGGAAAGCTCCGGCGGTGACGGTGACGGCGGGCGCCGGCAACACCGGCAACGGCGTGATGGGGACGGTCACGCTCGGCCCTGCCGCGCTGCCCGGCAACTACGTGCTGACCTGCAAGACGAAGCAGGCCAACGCGGGCGTGTTCACCGTGGTCGATCCGCGCGGGCTGCCGCTGCCCAATCTCACGGTTGCTGTGGCCTACTCGGGCGATCACCTCAACATGACGCTCGCCGACGGCGGCGAGGACTTCGACGAGGGTGACACGTTCACGATCAGTGTGGCCACCTCGAGCGAAGTCGGCGAATTCAACCCCGCTGCCAGCGATGGCCTGCAGTTCGCCGCCGGTGTGCTCGCCTTCGACACCGACGCCACGGGCGGCGCCACTGCGACTGTGGTCATCGCCCGCCAGGCCATCGTGCAGCGCAACGCGCTGGTTTGGAAGTCCGGCGTCACCTCGCCGCAGAAAGCGGTGGCCCTCGCGCAACTCAACACCCTGGGCATCCTGGCCCGGGAAGGAGCCTGATCCATGCCGATGCTGAATCCCTTCTCCAATGACGCTTTCAACATGGCCGCCCTCACCGCGGCCATCAACAAGATCCCGAACACCTATGGCCGGCTGGAGCAGTTGAACCTCATGCCGGCCACCGGCGTCCGCACCCGCACGATCCTCATCGAGGAGATGAGCGGCGTGCTAAATCTGCTGCCCACCATGCCCGTGGGCGCGCCCGGCACGCTGGGCACGCAGGCCAAGCGCAAGGTGCGCTCGTTCGTGATCCCTCACATCCCGCACGACGATGCGGTGCTGCCCGAGGAAGTGCAGGGCCTGCGCGCCTTCGGCTCCGAGACCGAGATGGAAGCGCTCGCCGCGCTGCTGGCGCAGAAGCTCCAGAACATGCGCAACAAGCACGCCATCACGCTCGAGTACCTGCGCATGGGCGCGCTCAAGGGCGTGATCCTCGATGCCGACGGCTCGGTGCTCTACAACCTCTACAACGAGTTCAGCATCACGCCGAAGACGGTCAACTTCGCGCTGGGCACCGCCGCGACCGAGGTGCTGCTGAAAGTGCTCGAGGTGAAGCGCCACATCGAGGACAACCTCAAGGGCGAGTTCATGACCGGCATCCTGTGCCTGTGCTCGGCGGGCTTCTATGACGCCCTCACGACGCACTCGAAGGTGAAGGAAGCCTTCATGTACTACCAGCGCAACCAGCAACTGGGCAACGACTACCGGACCGGCTTCACCTTCGGCGGGATCACGTTCGAGGAGTACCGGGGCCAGGCGACCGACGCGGCGGGCACGATTCGGAAGTTCATCGAGGATGACGAGGCCCACTTCTTCCCGCTTGGCACGGCGAACACGTTCCGGACGCACTTCGCGCCGGCGGACTTCAACGAAACGGCGAACACGCTGGGACTGCCGCTCTATGCGAAGCAGGAAGCGCGGAAGTTCGGGCGCGGGACGGACCTGCACACGCAGTCGAACCCGCTGCCGATCTGCCTGCGGCCCGAGGTGCTGGTCAAGGGGACGAAGTCGTAGCCAATGGACCAGTGGGAGCAGCTGACCGGCACGTTGAACGCCGGAGTGCTCGACGCGTTCGGGCGTGTTGTGACCCTGCACTCGCAGGCGGGCGGGACGGTGGACATTCGTGCCATTTTCCAGCCCGCCCGCGAGGCGGAGGACTCAGCGCCGGGCGTCTATTCAGTGATCTTCGTCCGGCTGGCGGATCTGCCGGTGCCGCCGGCGCGGGGCGACGCTGTGGAGATCAGCGGGGTCCGCTACAAGGTCTTCGACATCGAGGCCGATACGAGCGGCGCGGCGGTACTGCGGCTGAGGAGGCTCTGAGCCGCGACCACTGCCATTTACAGAAAACAGGTTATGATGGCGGGGAATGAGCTCGACGGCGTTTGCAGAATCCGCCATCAGCCATATGGTTGATGCAATTGCACGGCGATTTTCGCCGGCGCGCATCATTCTGTTCGGATCTTATGCCCGTGGCGATGCCCGCGAAGGCAGCGACGTTGATTTGATGGTCCTCTTCGATGCAGTGGAGGATCCGCGCGTGATGGCCTCCGAAATCTACTCGTACCTCGCTGGTCAATACAAGCTTCCGAAGGACATCATCGTCTCGACAACGGCGCGGTTTGAGCGCTACCGGAACATCGTGAACACTGTCTATTGGCCTGCTTCGCGGGAAGGCAAAGTGCTGTATGAGCGTGCGGCCTGAATTGGCAGAGGTTCTCCGCCTTTGGGTCAGGAAGGCTGAGCACGACCTGGAGGCGGCGCGCCGGATCATGGCCGTCGAGGAAGGGTGCCCCTTCGACGCCGCCTGTTTTCATTGTCAACAGGCGGTCGAGAAGTACCTGAAGGCGCTCCTCACTTTGGAGGGTATTCCTGCGCCACGGACGCACGATCTGGAGCAGTTGATCTCGCTCATACCGGAAAGCGGCAGGCTTGAGGTGCCTGTCTCTACTCTCGCAGCCATGAACCCTTATGCTGTCGAGGTGCGCTACGCAGACGACTGGCGCGAACCCCAGTTGGCAGACGTAGTGAGTGCCTTGGAAGTTGCTCAGCGTGTCCGCGTGGCAGTGAGGCGCATCCTGCCGGATGAGGTTCTCGACTTAGCCTGACTGGCGCCCCCCAGCGAGCAGTAGCCGAATCCGGGTGCCCGCGCGGCTACCCCAACTCTCAGGTTGGCTGCCGGATGGTGTCGATCTCCATCGTGACGAGGATCGTCGGGTTTCCAGCCAAGCCCACTTCGGCAAGGTCTTCCGCATCCAAGTGGAGTGCCACGGCCTCCCGGATATTGTCGGCAAGCTCATCCAATGTCGGGGCCTGCGTGACCACAGGCAGGTCGAGACATTCCGCCACATACTGAGTCTCGCCCTTGAAAATGCGGACCTGAATCGTTCGCCTCATGCGGTGCGCCCAACTTTCACGTTTAAGATAACCCAGCCACACCACTCAGACCATGGCAACCGTTCGGGTTTACCAGAAACGCCAACTCCGGCTCGACCTGCTCAACTTCAAGCAGCGTCAGATGTATGACCTCGGCACCATCGGGGTCGCGGCGGTGAAGCGCAGGCTGGCGGCCGCGCAGGGCCCCGAGGACTCCGCGTCCAAGCCGCTCACCGTCCGCTATGCCAAGTGGAAGTCGAGGCACGGCGGCAGCAACCGCCGCAACCTCACGTTCAGCGGCAACCTCCTTCGCAACTTCCAGGTCCGCACGGTAAGTGAAGGCCGCGCCAAGGCAAACCTCTCCACCCGCAAGGACCGCATCAAAGGCCGCGCCAATCAGGCCATCGAACCCTGGATGGTCTTCTCGCCCCGAAACAGGCAGGCAGTCATCGAGGAAACGCGGAAGACCTTGGCGCAGCTGAAATCCCGCCTGCTGATCGAAAAACAACTCGGCGGCAAACAGCGATGATCGACCCCTCGGAACTCATCAACCAGCTCGTCACCTTGCTCCGCGACATCCCCGAGCTGCTCGCCGAGATGCAGGGAGACGACCGGCGCATCTACGCCTATCACGATCAGTTCCCGCAGCGGTCGAGCCTCGCCGCCGCGATCCACGAAATGCCCGCCCCGGCCATCATGGCCGCCTGGCAGGGCACGCAGCCCGGCAGCTTTGGTGGCATGGACGTCTGGAAGCACGGCGTCACGCTCTACCTGCGCGCCGGTGAGAGTCTGCCGGGCGATCCGCCGACCGTTTACTACCGGCTGTTCCGCCTCATCACGAAAGGCGTGCCAGCCTCTTTGGGGGTGCCGATGCTGAACGCAACGGTCCATCCCTCCTGTTACCCCATGGATCTGCCGCTCATCCAGCGGCAGACCGATGCCGAGGGCCTCGATTATTTCGAGGTGCCCCTCACTTTCACGGAAATCGGTGATGACTGACAAAGTCTGGTTGAAGCGCAACGACGGCACGGGCGAGCCTCAGGAGTTTGAGGCCACGCCGTCCGTCCTCGTCCCCCTGATCATTGCTGGCTGGAGCCAGTGTCCGCCCCCGGAGAAACCCACCTATGTCGACGACAAGACTCCAAGAAATCCTGATCGCGTTCGGAAAGCAGAAGCAGACTGACATCGCGACGGCGAACTCCGCCGCCCAGATGTGGCAGTTGCGGAAGCTGAACGCCCAACTCGCCAATCCGCGCCTGAACACCGAGAACGACGCCGAGGAGTTCGGCAAGGGCCACGAGTTTGCCGTCCAGTCGTTCCAGACCTCGTGGGACGTGAACGGCACGCTGGAGAAGTATCTCAGCGCCGAGATCGCGGCGTGGGCCATGGCGTTCAGTCTCGGGAAGGCCGTGAACTCCGGCACCGCACCCAATTTCACGTACACGTGTGCCCCGCTGATGCCGGCCTCGGGCGATTCGGCTGAACTGCCCTACTTCAGCTTCGCCGAGCAGATCCGGCCCGGCGCCGGCGCGGTGCTCGACCGCATGGCAGTGGGGTGTGTCGTCGAGGGCTGGACGCTGACCATCGGTTCGGGACCCGGGCGCGCCAACTCGAAGCTCACGGTTGAGTTTGTCGGTTCGGGCAAGTTCGCCGAACCGTCGGCCATTGTGATGCCGGCGGCGACACTCGAAAAGCTGCTGCCCTCTGCTTCCATGGCGCTGACAATCAGCGGCGTCAACTACGTCACGACGAAGAACATCGTGTCGCTCGAGGCGGGCTGGAAGAACAATGTGCGGCTGGACAGCGGCTTCTACCCGGGGTCCGGCTTCCAGACGGCAGGCAACGCCACGTCGGGCGCCATCCGCGGCCGGATGGAGTTCGGCAACCGCCAGGCGACGCTGCGTTTCACGGCGCGCTACCAGAACGGCTCGACGGAACTGACCAAGCTGCGCCAGCAGACGAGCGGCGCGGCGGTTCTGTCGCTGACCCACGATGTGAACAACTCGCTGGCCATCACCTGGCCGAAGGTGAGCTTTGCGACGGCGGAGTTGGGTGAGACCGACGGGATCGTGACCGTGGCCGTGGAATGCCTGCCGATGTGGGACGAGGCCAACGGGATCATCTCGGCGGTGGCGAAGTGCGGGGTGGACGCAATCGGTGAATAACGAACTTCGGCGCAATTGCGCACAAGTTGCCTGAGGAGACTTTTCATGGAACAAACCAAAGCTGTCTTTGACGCGGCGCGGCCGATCACGCTGAAGCTCCGCACGCCGGAAGGAGTGAAGAACATCGGGGTCCGCTTCCCCACAGACGAGGAGTGGATCGAGCGCCAGCGGCGCCGGAAGGTGCTGATCAAGCAGCTGGGCCGGGGCGTCTCGGAAACTGTCGTCTCCGGTGGTGAGGACGCCGACGCGGCCCTGCTCGCCAAGATTCGCCAAGGCGAAGGGCCTGACGTCGACCCGTTCGAGGCCAGCCGGGTGATCGACCAGCTGGGCCAGTGTGATGTGGATGATGTGGTTCAGGAGGGCGACGCCTTCCGGGTGACGCTGCGCGTGATCGGCGGGACGGTCGAACACGTGCTGCGGATGCCGTCGGCGAAGGATGTCTTCGACTACCGGCGCGCCTTCGCTCGCGTGCTCGATCTGCCGTACAACCGGCAGGAGCTGACCGTGAATCTCGCCGCCGGAGGGGCGTTGTATAAGAAGCTGGTCACCTCGACCGACGGCTACGCCGGCGAGCCGCCCATCATCCACCAGGCCGTGGCCGTGCGCGCCACGATCGACGCACTCGATGCGACCTTTCAGGAGGCCGGGGACCCAAACTAACCAGCGGCGAGTGGCCCGAGCGCCCCTCGCTGCGCTTCCTCATTCACTGGGCGCTACGCCGGGATGAGTTGTGCGACCCGAAACTCTGCCACGACGCACCGGACGACGGCGGGCGGTGTGGTCACTGCCCACTGGACTGGCTCGACGCGGCGCAGGCTTCCGAGGCTGGGCTCCTGTTGCGGCGGGCAATAGACCTGCATACCGCACTGAAATTGGGTTTCAGAATCGGCCTGGATGAGGTGAGATCGGATGAGTTCACCGTCCTTTTGCTACTTGCCGAAGAACAGGCCAAGCGGGATTGTGAGATCACGAACTCGCCCGCATAGCTTGGACGATCTGCACTGCTGGGCTGATTGGACACGCGAACGACGGGATTCTGCAGCGGTGCAACCCGTGGAAAAATGCGGTCGGACTGGCGTTAGACTGAGAATATGGACTGGAGCCGGTGCAGCGCGGTGGATCGAGACGCCGCGAAGGTTGGCGGTGAGTGGTGCTTTGCGGGTACCCGCGTGACCGTCGCCACGCTTTTCGACCACCTCGACCGCGGTTCTACGGTCGATGAGTTTCTCGAATGGTTTCCGGCGGTGCAGGCCGATCAAGCCCACGCTGTGCTTGAATTCGCCCGGAAGTCACTCGATCTTCCTGCGGCAGTCGCGTGAAAGTCCTTTTCGACGCCAATACCCCCGCACCGCTTGCCCGTTTCCTGCGCGGACACGAGGTGAGCAGGGCTGATATTCTGGGTTGGCAGGGCCTCGTCAACGGAGAACTCCTGAATGCCGCTGAGAGATCCGGCTTCGACGTTCTTCTCACCTGTGATCAGAACATCCAATACCAGCAGAACCTGACGGGCTGCAGAGTCGCTTTGGTCGTCCTTAGTTCAAACCACTGGCCAACACTGAGGCGATGGGCTGCGAAGGTCGCAACGGCCGTTGATTTTGTTCAACCCGGCCAAGTCGTTCGGGTGGATGTCCCGCTGGATTGAGGCGCATCCAGCCGCGAGCAGGACGCCACCGTCGACAACTGTCCGAATCATCCGATCTAGCTCCGCCCGCCGCGACGCTCGGCCAACTCACGCTCCAACTGGCGGCGGGTGAGGCGTTGCTCGCCGGAGGCGGTGATCTTCTCGCTGATTCGCCGTAGCTTCAGCCCAAGTGCCGATACGCGTGGCTGTGCCGCACTGTGATCGCCACTCTGTGCCGGGGATTTAGCAGGTCTGCGCATGGCCTCATCGCGACCCGACCTACTGGGCCGGGTCGAATGCACAGTTACGCGGAGCGCCGGATTGGAACGACTCGGATTCCGACCCGCTTATTGAATGCGGCTCCGATCCGGCGCAGCATCGCCAGTGAATGTCCTTCATAGTCAGCACCCTCCAGGCGGCTGATGACCGACGCGGTTGTACCAATCAGTTTGCCCAGTTGCGCTTGCGTGAGGCCGGCCTTGGTCCGCAGTTCGTAGAGTTTCCGGGCAACGTCATCATCCGCACGGGCTTCCTCCAGAGCCATCAACCGCTCAGGACTGCCCTTGAAGTGCCGACGATGGATGATCTCAACAGCGTCGACCGTAACCTTCGTGTTCTTGCTCACCCTGCACCCTCCACTGACAGATAGGATGACAGCCGTCTTCGGAATCCAATCCCAGCCTATTCGCATATTTGCGATAGATCAAGGCCGCTCCCCTGACCACTAACAACAAACTCGAACTCGTCATCGAGGTCGACACGAAGGGTGCGAACGCCTCGATCAAGAGCGTCAACTCCAGCCTTTCCTCGATGGAAGCGGCGGCGCTCAAGACGGCGCGCGGAGCCTCTTCGGGCATCGACTCGCTGACCGTCTCGATTGCCAAGGGCGCAGCCGCGGCCAACGTCCTGTCGGGCGCCTTTGAGCGTGTCGTGGGCTGGATGAAGGCGCAGATCACCGAAGCCGCTCAACTGGCGGCGCGGAACGAAACGCTCGCCGTCGTCAATGCGCAGCTCGCCCGCGCCAACGGATACACGGAAGGCTCGATCGAGCGCCTGGTGGGCCGGGTGAAAGAGTTGGGCATCACCACCCAGGCTTCGCGGGACATCGTCAACAAGATGATCGCCTCGCAGCTCGATCTGTCGAAGGCGACCGAACTGGCGCGGATGGCCCAGGATGCCGCCGTGGTGGCTGGTCAAGATTCGAGCCAGGCGCTGCAGGGAATCATCGCCGGCATCACCACGCAGCAGACTCAGGTGCTGCGCACCTACGGCATCAATATCCAGTTCGAGCGGGCATTCGCCGAGGCGCGCCGCCGCCTGGGCCGCGACCTCACGGAACTCGAGCGCCGCAATGCCGCCCTCAATGCCGTGCTGGGCGAGGGCCCGAAGATCGCGGGCGCCTACGAGGCGTCGCTCGGCACGGTCGGCAAACAGATCGGCTCTCTCAATCGCTACTTCGAGGAAGCGAGAGCGGCGATCGGCGCGGAATTCCTGCCGCAGATGCGGCGGATGATCGAGGGCCTGACGGAGCTGGCCAAGTGGGTGGGCCACAACTCCGATGTCATCGCACTGTGGGCCAAGGGCATCGCGGCGGCCGCCGTGGGCGCTGCCGTGGCGCAGTTTGTCACGTGGCTGAGCGGCGCGAAGAAGGCCGTCGACGCGCTCACGCTGGCGATGGCGCGCAATCCGTTCACCGCCGTTGCGGTGGGCGCGGTCGTGGCAGGCACTGCGATCTATGAGATGAACGAGCAGACCATTGAAGCGCAGAAGGGGTTGCTCGATCTGCGCAAGGCAGCTTTCGATACCAAGGAGATCATGGCCGCCGTGAATGCGGGCAAGTCGGCCGAGGAGCTTCAGAAGATGGGCTACTCGCTGGATCAGGTGCGCGAGGCGATGTTCGGCGGCAAGGAAGCGGCCAAGGAGTTCTTCGCGGCATTCGACAACGAGGAGTTCCGGCAGCGGATCAAGGATCTCAACCAGACGGGCGTCGACGAGGAAGAGATGCGGCGGCGGCAGGCCGCAGCCGAGGCGCTGGCCAGGGACATGGCGAAGCAGCAATTGGCGGTGGAGCGGGAGTCGGCTCAGGCGCTGCTCACCACGCGCCGCAACATGCTCTCCGGATTCGCCCGCGAACTCGCGACGGTGCATGACCAGGTGCGGAAGTGGGCCACCCATGTGGACAGCGAGGGCGTGGAGCGCGAGATCCAACTCACCGCAGCTGCATGGGAGAACGTGATCGCGCAGTTGCGGCTCCGGCTCGAGAACTGGCAGAGCGAGGTGCGGAGCACAACGCGGAAGCAACTGACGGAGCATCTCGGCCTGGAGTCCGAGTCCTTTGCAAAGCGGATGGAGATGGAGGCGCGCCACCACGCGCAGCGGCTGGCCTACAACGAGGAGATCGCCAACCGGAACCTCGACCATTCCGCGAGGCTGCTGCGCATCGAAGAGGACCGCGCCGGGCTCTCGCGCGACGCGCAACTGCGGGCGCTGGAAGCGACCGATGCGCGCACCCTCGAGCAGAAGGTGGCGCTGGAACAGCGGCGCGCCGGGATCGAGATCGAGCACATCGTGCGCGTGCACGAGATCCGGATGCGGCTGTTCGACCTCGAGAGCTCGCGGATGCTGATCGAGGAAGAGGCCAACCTGAAGCGGCTGGGCTACCGGGTCGACGAGATCCAGGCCCGCCTCGCGGAGGTGGCGGCACAGCGGGACGCGATCCGCGGCTTCGATCAGGAGTCGATGCGCGCGGCGGTGGAAGGGGCGCGGGAGAGCGCTGCCGTGCGCCAGGCCCAGTTGATCCGCGATCAGAACCGGCAGATCTTCGACAGCTTCAAGCGGCAGGCCGAGGGTGTGTTCGATGCGCTGCTCGTGAAGTCGCAGTCGGTTTGGGCGGCGATCGGGAACTCGCTGAAGATGGCGCTGCTGACCGCTATCAAGGAAGTGGTGACCTCGCGCATCGCGGCGATGTTGATGCAGTTGTTTGCCGGTGCGCGCATGCCGGTGGGCGGGGTCGGCGCACTGGGCGCGTTGACGCCCATGGTGGGCGGTCCTGGCGGGACGGGCGGTTTCAGCGGCGGTCTGAGTGGCCCCGTGGGCGCGCTGGGCGGCGGGGCC